AGTTCGCGTTGGCGCTCGGTGAGCAGGTTTTCTTTCCACTCTTCGAGTTGCCATTGCGCGAGTTCTTCCGACATCTGGTGGCGCTTATGAACCTCTAGATATGCGGAGCCAAACCCGACAACCACGGCTGCGGTGACGGCCATAGCCATCGCGGAACAGACTCGACGTGCGGTCATTTCCACACGCCTTTGTGGCAGAGCAGGCCGATAATTCCGTAGTTGGCGATGTCGATCCAAGTGTCCGCGACTTTCTCGTGTTCTGGACTCTTTCCGTTCCAGACCAGTGTCTTCAGCCTTTCGACCTTGTCGTTTAGTCGCACGACCACACCGCGCTCACCAAAAGCCGAAATGTTTCCCGGACCGTAGTCGCGGTTTTTTGAGTCCAGAAGGATGGCTGCTTCGCACAGCGCGTGGAATGATTTCCTGCCGAGATCGGTCTCGATCCCGATGATGTCGGCGAGGGTGTCGATCCATTCCTGGTCGGACTCCATGTTGTTGAGTTCCTTCAGGCGTTCGACACGCTCGTCGCGGTCTTGTTGTTCAAGAATGTGTTGTTTCATTGCTCCCATAGAAAAGTGGCTTCCGGCCGGAGGCCCATGCCCCCAATGCTGTTTTCCTCCGACCGGAAGCTGAGTTGATTGGCAGGGTTCCCGCTTTTATGCGGTTACGGGAACAGGGGACTAGAAATAACCAGAGGACCTAACCGCCGCCGCAATCCCTGATCCTGCCAAAGGTTGTTATTTGAAAAGAACCGCTTCGACTTCTTCGCGGAGTTTGGTTTCGGTCAGTCCGTTGGTGCGGATTGCCGGTTGCCACCAACTGTTCTTCTGCCCCTTGATGAGGTTGGAAGACAGATGCCACCATCCGCCGACGATACCCGTCTGCGAGAGATGACCGCGCAGGGCCGAGGCCACAGTCACAGCGACGGCGCCGAACGCCGTTCCCGAAACCGTCCAGATGACACGGGCGAATTTCTTTCCGCCGAGCGTGTTGTAGAACAACGCCGCCGCGTCCTCGTCGAGCGTCTCAGGCTGCTCGATGAACAGCTCGATGTGCGCGATCTCGGAGAAGCAGCCTTCTTTCTGCGCCCTGTCGATGCGACCGCCGGAGGCGAACACTTCGGACGAGCTGTTGAAGACCTGCGCGGGCTTCGCGTCGCGTTCTTCAAACGGAATGTTCTCTTGGTATTGCTTGGCCATTGAAGCGACGATCACGTTGAGTGGTGCGCTCTTTTCGCGGGAGCCTTCGGCCAAGCCGTTGATCTGGTGCTCCTTGTTGATGACGTAGGTGCCAGGGATGAACGTATTGGCTAGTTCACCCGACTTGTTGACCAAGTTGAGGCGCGGGAGGCGCGTGTCTTGGGCGGTCCACTCGCCGATCAAGCCGTTGGCCGGATTACCCACCGGCACGGCGGTCGCGAGTTGTTTGGATTCGGCGGTCACGAGGGTTTTTTCCTCTGTGGCAGCCGGTTGCTTTTCGAGATCCTCGAAGCTGATTTTGCTCATGTTGTTTGTTTCTGATTTTGTTGGGCAGATGCCGTCTGCCTGCGGTTTCGCGGTGGTGAGGTTATTCACCTCCGCTAAATTGTTTTTCGTAGAAAGTGGATGCGGCCCTCCGATTTGGCGGCGTTGGCGTCAAGTAAGGCGCAGCGCAGTTCTTCCTTGGCCGACTTCATCGTCCCGCGTTTGGCCGTTCTCGCCACCGCTTTCTCCAAGTCGCCTATCGACACGTCGGCGCAGGCTGCGAAGGCTTCCGGTGTGATTGTGTCTTTGACCACGTCCCACGCAGCCTGCGCGTCGACGATTTTGAAAGGGGCCGACCGCTCGGCCAGCTCGAAGCCGGGGATTTCGATCCCTTCGTGCAGCCGCATTTCCAAGGCGCGTTGGTCGACTTTCTCGGCCCACGATTTGAGGATCGGGCCAAGTCGCTTGGCCGTTGCCATGACGAGCGGATCGTCGATCAGGGCCGGATCGTATTTGTCCGGCAAGGTCAGCTCCTCGGGTTTGTATTGGCTCGCCACGGCGAGCGCGAGGTTGTTCAGCTTCGGGCAGACGGCCCGTTGGCCGCACCACGCGCAGTGGGAGCCGGTCTGATAAGTCTCGGGGTTATTGCGTCGAGCCGCTTCGATGATCGCGGCGGTTTGCGCCGAGAGCCGCTCGTAGTCGGATGACCGCGACCACGACTCGACATCAATAGCCCCTTGAAATGGAAGGACGACGTGGGCGGTGACGATTTCCGTCTCGGGATGGGCATCCCAAACACCCACGGAGTAGGCCCAAAATTGCGGTGAATCCGCTTCGTAGGCACTGAAGGCAAACTTGTAGTCGACCAGCTCGCACTTGTTTCCGTGCAGGATCAGATGGTCGATGTGTCCGAACTGATCGAGCATCTTGTAACGTCTCTCGCGAATCTCCTTCGCGTCCTTGGTTTGGCCGCGGAGGTGTGCCAGATATTTCAAGCACATAGCGGCTGCGTCGCGGAGCCGCGTATCCTCCGGCGGTATAACGTCTAGGTTTTCCTTCTCCACGGCCAGATGCCCGAGAGTTCCCCTGTCGGCCGCGCTCTTGTCTCTCGTCTGGTCGTTGCGGAATCCTGGACATATTGCTTTGAGTTTGAGGGAGGAGGGAGAGTGCTCGCTGTGGGCGGGTTGTGAGGTTATGACTGCGGGCATAGATGGTGTGACTTCGGTTGTTTCGGGTTCGTTCAAATTATTTTTGCCTCGGTTGAGAATTTCTACATTCTGGCGTTTTTGCGCGGTCAACTTCAGCGCCGCTTGCTCGACTGTTCCTCCTGCGTAAAGACGGATTGCAAGCGCCCGAGACTTTGCACCCACCCGACAGATTCGTCCAACAGCCTGCTCCTCGACAGTCCCCGAGAACTGGGGACATATAAGCGCAATACGTGGGAAACGTCCGTCAAGGTCGTGTAGGTCGATGCTTTGGCCGCCGGCCGCGATCTGGACGATGACGACTCGGAGGTCGTTCTTTTGAAAGGAGTCTTGGGTCTTTTTTCTTTGGGTTTGAGGGACGCGTCCGTCGAGGACGCAGTTATCGTCAAAATGGATTCTTGCCTTGTCGATGGATTCATGGAAGTTGAGGAAAAGGACGACTGAACCTCCCGCCTCGACCAGCTCTTTGGCTTTCTCGACGAGGTAGGGGACTTTGACTGCTTCGACCACTTGACGTTGGCGGAGGTTTTTGACGGCCCCTGGATCGTCTGGATCGGACATTTCGTCATAGAGTTCTTTGATGGTGGCACGATCGGCAGGCGACAGCCAAAGCGGCTCGTCCGAGGTCATCAATTCCGGCAACTGTTCCCGCAGGGTCTCCTCGGACACGCGATATCCGCGATTCACGAATAGCGAATGGTGCAGCCGGTCCATCTTGTCCTTGTTCGTGTAGGGATCCCATTCCAAGCCGCCCCACCGCGATTTCTCGGCACCCATGTCCCTGACCCACTTCCAGTAGTAGCTCGGCGTGAAAAGCCGGAGGTTGACCCCGATCGCCTTCATTCGCAGCGGGTTCTCGGCGGCGGTCGCCGAGAGCATCAGGGTGTAATGGCCGGCCGCAGTCTCGAGCAGCTTCCCGTTCTGGGAGCTGTGTGCGCCGAACATGTGAACTTCGTCGAAAATCAAAAGACACCGCTCGGGTATATTCCACTCAAACTTTACCTTTTTACCCCCGTTCGGGATCTTTTTGAGCCAGGGCGTGTTCCCGTTCCGTAACTTTTCTGGGTTCAGGACGAAGAGTGGAACGACGCCGAACGCGGCTAGGGTGCTCTCCCACTTCACCAGCACTGACTTCGGCGCTATAACACACGTCGGTATGGCAAACCGTGCCGCAACCGCACTCGCAATGATTGTTTTTCCGCCGCCGCAGCCGGTCCCGTCGAGGCTGGCCCCAACAGAGTCGAGGATCTTGATATGCCGCGCCACGGCGTCTTCTTGGTAGGGGAATAGTTTGAACGCTTTAGTTGTCATCTATGTCAAACTCAACCTATGAAAATTATTAACGCAGTAGTTGTAGCAAGTTTGTTAGCCGGAAGCGCATGGGCCGGAGACGTTTCCTACATCGTCGACCCGAGCGGGGATAACCAAATCGTCTGGGTCCAGAGGCAGGGCAATGTCTTGTATGTCACGGAATCGGATGACATGAAGCTGGAGCGCATGTCTCGTCGCATGTCGGAGCGCCGTCGCTCGTCGTCGGAGAGTCTGCTTGGCGATCTCCTAGACATTCGCTAACCACGCGGTCGGACTCCTTTACGAGTTCCAGCCAATCAGCGGCGAGCATCGTGACCAACCACGGCTCGCCGTTTTTCTTGTGCGCGACGACCGGCGTCTTAGTGCCGCTATCGGTGATCGCCTGCTTCATCGCATTGAGCACGTTCAAGTTCTGAACGCCTTTGACCTCAAAATGCGCCCACGGCAATTCGGGACAAACGACATCGGCATTACCGGCCGCGCCGCAATACTGCTGCCCGCGAAACGACTTGAGGAACCCTGCCTCGCGGAGTTGGTCCCGCCAAAGGCGCTCGACCCGTTTGCCTTTCTGTCGTGAATTCACGGGACGGCGGAAGTGATCCGGCCTTGCGCCCAACGGACGAGGTCGTCTTCGCTATACATCAGTTTGCGGTCTCCAATGCGCGTGCAGGGAAGCCCTTGCTTGCGCCAGTAGGCCAGCGAGTTGCGGTGGAGTGGTTTGCCGAAGATTTCGCTCAATCGGGCGACGGCTTCGGATGATCCGTAAACGGACTTGCGCTGTTGCACGGGGTTTTCAATGTCCAGCCGGACACGGCCTTCCCCGACTGGCGTCGCTTTGAACGACGCGCATTCGATGGTCATGGTCATAAAGGTGACGAGGTTATTATCCTTCGATCAATGTTTTGGTCAGTGCGTTGCGGATGATCTCGCTGATCGAGAGGCCGGTTTTGGCAGCCGTCTCGACCAGCGATTTCTCCAGCTCAGGGCTACTGGCAAAACTGCGGATGAGCTTCGGGTTGCGAAGCCCCCGCAGTTTTCTCGTCAGTGATGTTGTCTCGCAAGGCGCTGGTTCCGTCATGGGTGAAAAGGTAGCTGTTAATCATATCTTCGACAAACAGTTGCCCGAGACGTTCAGCCGGAAGGTTGACTTCATTCGCGAGTTTTTGGAGTTTGAGGGTCAGTTGTTCATTGATCGTAATGTGCATGGTTATTATGTGATTTACGTTACGGGTTTGGTGGTGGGGCTGGCGTGTGAGATTATTTGCGGATTTTCTTCATCACTGCCGTCAGCGCCTCGAGCGTGTCGGGATCGAGGTTGGCTGTGGCGCGCTCTTCAGCGTCGTCTGGCAGTTGGCTTGCTATTTGGCTGGCGATTTTGCGGACAGATCCGTCTTTGTCCACGTCGCGGAGGAACTTTTCCGTCGCTTGGCGGATTAAAGCCGAGACGTTGGTTGATTGTGCCGCAGCTAAAACATCGAGTGCTTTGGCGTTGATCCGGTCTTCGATATACGAGAGCCGTCTGGTTCCTGCTTTTAGTTGATTAGGCATTTTGGTTTTTCTTTTCTGTTGGGTTTTCTGAAAATTCACTCTCCTTCTCGTTTTGGCGTTCGAGCGTCCACGATAACAACCTTTCTAGCGAATGTGCGGTGGCGAAGTCAAACACCTTTTGTGGGGTTATTTCAAACCACGCTCTTGCCGCCGCCGGGGTGACCAAGGACTTGTAATGCTCACGGAGCATCTGCGGGGAGTTTCCCGCCAGCTCCGAAGTCAAGGCCGCGTTCCGGTGGAGCGCGAGGTGGTAAGAACAAAATGAATGGCGCAGGACGTTCTGTTTCCAAACCAAGCCGACATCCTTGAGCCGGTCCTTGTAGGAAATGGCGGCGATGCTTTTCCTGCTCGGGCGGCTCCCACTTGCGGGGAGCTTGGCCACGGCCAGCCATTCTTTGAGGTTGCTCGGTAGCTCAAGGACGCGGCGCGATCCTTTTTTGGCGATCTCCGCGTTGATCGCGGCTACGTTTTCTTCGACTGAAAAATGCTCCGGCGTCATGCGCTCAAACTCTGCGCGCCGCGCCCCCGCAAAAGCCATCGTCGCCACGTAGGCAATCTGGTGAGGTTGGGCTACGATGAAAAGCCGCATCAATTCCTCCGGTGTGAACACGGCGGGGGTGCTGTGCTTGGTCGAGGGCAGCTTGATGGTCTCGGCCACGCTTTCGTATTCACGGCCGACGTATTTCATGCGGACGGCGTGGAGTTCCAGAGCGCGGAATGCCCGCAAAAGATTCTTTTTGTAGGTCGGGGTGAACTCGCTATCGGAGAACTTGCGTTCAATGAATCCGGTCGTGATTTCAGGCAAACTCATTGCGCCCGCCCATTTCTTCCATAGGTTGTTCGCGGACGTGATGCTTTCCCTGTATCTCCTTGATACGCTTCTTGCCTTGGCCGCTTCGAGAAACTCGTCGGCGATTTCGGCGAGGGTTTTGCGCGGCGCCCCGATGCGATGAAATTTGAGATAGAATTCGACCGCAGTGTGGAGCGGAACCGACCCGAGCTTACGAGCACACTCGCGGTAGTAGACGATGTCTTCACTGCGGACAGTGGTTTTTTCCCCCTCCGCACGGGCCAGGTCGCGAACGATGCGCTCGGCTTCTGCGATGGCTTTGTCGGCGCTGGAGAACGCACGACGGAAGCCGCGCCGCCCCACGCGCCAATTCAGTCGAAAGAACTTGTAGCTGTTGTTTCGCGTCTCGCGGATGCTCACTTTGGAGCCGTTCAAGTGCAGTTCGTGGCGCCCCGGCGCGGTCTCAATAAGGGTGGATTTCGTCATGCTATATTTGACGTAAGTGTGTGCCAATTCGTTCAAAATTAGTCATAACCTCGCCTAAAAAATAATACCAAATGTCACGTAACTTTTCAAATAACAGAGTAAACAAGCCAATTTACAAATTTGAAAATTGGGCAGCGCGCACGGGATTCGAAGTCGTTTTCTTAGTGCCACAAACACCAACAACATCAGAACTTTGCACCATTATCAAATTTCCGTGTGCCGGAGGTTGGTGACTAGTTTTGGCACATTTTGACTTATGCTATTTCGACCATGTCTCATTAACGACGCCTCGACGATTCCTGCCGGATCCATCCAGCGATACGGCTACGTCTTCCCACAGGAGTTTACCGAATGGGCCGTTGAGCTGTTCATGTATCGCGAAGGCCGGTTTTCGCCGGAGAGCTTGGGCCGCGAGGAACACTTCAAACGTGCGGCCAGATTCTTTTGGAATAAAAAGACCGAGAACTTCGTTTGGCACCCCTGGGCTGACGACATGCTCCATGCCTGCTGTAACCACCGCTATGTCGGTTTCGCAGGCTGCGGGAGCAGCGGCAAGTCGGACTTTATGGCCGTCTGGGTTTTGCTGAACTGGCTGGCGGCCCCTTTCCATACGCTCGGGTTGCTGACTTCGACCTCGATCCGCGATGCCAAAAAACGGGTCTGGGGCGCCGTGCAGCGGTATTGGCCCGCCATTAAGGACGTGGCGCCCGCCAAGTTGACCGACACTCCGACTCCTGCCATCTACGTGATGAAAGAAGGCCAGCGCCTAGAGCAGGCCGGCATATACCTCATTCCGGCCGAGGCCCGAAAATCCAACGAAGTCACTGGCAAAATGCGAGGCATGAAAGCCGCCCGTGTTTATCTAGCCGCCGACGAGTTGTCCGAACTCAGTCATGCGCTGATCGACACGGCGCTTTCCAACATGGCCAACAACCCCGTGCTGCACGTGTGCGCGGCGGCTAATCCGGTGTCGTATTACGATCCCTTTGGGAAATTTGTTGAGCCGAAAGACGGATGGGGTTCGATCAACGTCAACATGGATCAGTGGGAGACCAAGCTCGGCGGGGTGTGTTTGCACTTCGACGCATTAAAAAACCCGAACTATCTAGAATCCCAGAACCGCTGGCCGATCCAAAAGTGGGAAAAGATTGATGAGGCGCGCACACGACTAGGCGAAGATTCGCCGCTGTTCTGGCGCGACTACCGGGGTTTTTGGCCGCCGCAGGCGGTCAGCAAAGCCATCTACAGCGAGGCCGAGATCATCCGGTTCCAAGCCGATCAAAAGCCCGTTTGGAAGGGCCGAGTCGAGCGGGTGGCTGGAATCGACCCTTCCTTTGTGAGCGGCGGAGACCGATGTGTCCTCTATCTGGGCTCCTATGGCCAGAACAAAGATGGAGCCGATCAGGTATCGTTCGACACGTTCCATTACCTTGAAGACGAGGCATCTAACCCCGAACCCCGCACTTTCCAGATCGCTAAACAAATCCTCACCATTATCAAAGACGCTGGCGTCCCGTGGCGGAATGTCGGCGTCGATGTAACCGGCGGAGGAGTTCCCTTCTGTGACGCGCTCGCCACGGTCTGCGGATCGAACGAGTTTCTGCGTGTCCATTTCGGTGGCGCTCCCTCGAGCCGATCGCTTTCGACTTACGACCCGACTAAGTGCGAGGACAAGTATGTCAATCGGGTGACCGAACTGTGGTTCTCGGCCAAGGAGTTTCTTCAGAACGGCCAGCTTCGGGGGGTCGGACCCGACTTGGCGCGGGAAATGACCAGCCGGAACTACGACACGCGAAAGTCGGGTTCGATGAAGGTGATAGTAGAGCCGAAGGCGGATATGAAGGCCCGCACCGGCCGATCACCAGACATCGCTGACGCCGCATTCGTCCTCCTCGACGTTATACGGGAGAGGTTCGGTTTACGGCCACCCCAGGAAGGCAGCTCCCGACGCGGGGGTTCGACACGCTGGAAAGAGACAATGACCAATGGAAAATTCGCACCGCGCCGGACCGCCAGCCAGTTGACACGTTTTTAGGACATGGGATCATAACCGCACAACCTATGATGGAGCCAGATCCAATCGGACCCGAGGAGTATGCGCTGGCTTTGCTGGTCGCGTTCTTCGCGGTGCTCCTGATGACGAGCTACTGGCTCGGAATTTTATGAGCCTATACGAAAACATCAACAAACGTCGGAAGGCGGGCACGTCCCGTCCGAAGTCCAAGTCCACCATCGAGCCCAAGACCTACGCGAAGATGAAGAATAAGCGCGGGGGATTCTCAGCGAAGAAGCGGAGGTAATCATGGCTACCTACAAAGGCAAGAAGGTCACGCTGTATAAGCCCCGCAAGATGGCGGGGATCACACCGGCCGCGAAGAAGAAGTCAGTCTTCGTGCCGGGCAAGAAGGCTGGAACAGCGAAGGTCGTCCACTTCGGGGACTCCTCGATGTCGGACTTCACCAAGCACAAGAACCCGAAGCGCCGCGCCAACTTCCGCAGCCGCCACAACTGCGCGGCCAAGAAGGACAAATCCACCGCGGGATATTGGGCCTGTAAGGATTTATGGTGAGCACCGAATACCCGCGCCTGACCCAGATCGGCTGCAACGTGAAGCGTGAACCAATGGACCATGTTCCGTGGACCGAGTTGGATGAAGCGATCAACGGGGCAGGATTGGACCGTGAGAGGTTCAGCGATCTCTTCGGCGTGCAGACATGCTACGCGGGTGGGGTCTATGCGTGGGATGCCGAGGCTGTGCTCGAACGCATGATGGGCGGGAAGCTGACCGGAAGTCAGAGGTATTGGGATTAGTATGATCCATGAATGGCGCACCCCGCTCCTGGTCCACACGCCTCATGGCGAAGGTGAAGCAATCCTGTTTATGGATTATGGGCTGGCGACAAACTCGGTCTGGATCGTCCGGCTCAACGGCGGAGAACCCAAGCACTACTTCTCGCCCGACATTCGTATCTACGGCAACCCGATGGAGGGGCGCGGATGGGATGTGGAGATACCGGAGGGTTGGGTAGAATGAGTGAGACCGAAAAATATCGACACTGGTTTTTGCCACATACCCAAGGCTACGGCATCGACCTCGGTTACGGCGGCGACCCGCTTGTCCCCCATGCCATCTGCTTTGACATGCCGCAGCCTTACACCTCGGTCGGGTCGGCACCACAGCATCTAGGCGGTGACGCCCGGAGTCTGCCTTTCAAGAATAACACCCTCGACTGGGTCTACGCCTCGCACCTGATCGAGGACTTCACCTACAATGAGCAAGTCGCAGTGGTCAAAGAGTGGCTTCGCGTGCTCAAGCCGGGCGGTCGTCTCCTCATTCTGGCCCCCGACCAGCAACGGTTCTTGGCCCATTGCGCGGCCACGGGTCAACCAATCAACGAGGCGCACAAAGAGGCCGACTACTCACTCAAGACTTTCAAAAAGAGAGTGCTCAAGGCCGGCAACATCCGCGACGAAGTGTGGACCGAGGCCGACTTCGATGACTACTCGTGGGGCATTGTCTTGGGAAAAGAATCATAACCTCGCGTGTAGTATATTAAGCGCATCATGTCGTATCGGGTCACAGTCGAGGAATTACGCAAAGGCGCACCGCCGCTGCGGATGATTTCGTTGACGGCTGTTGATTGGCTTCAGGCGATCGACGCGGTGACGGAGGTGCTTTCCCGTGAGGACGGCTACTTCAACCAAGACGAGCAGGAAAACACGGCCACTGAGCCGGATGATGAATTACTTCCATAGCGGGGATCTAGGTGATGTCATCTACGCTCTGCCCGCGATCCGGGCTTTGGGTAAGGGCAACTTGTATCTGAACTCCCGTCCGTGGACCGCGAAGATGACGCCCGAGCGGGCCAACGTGCTTCGTCCGCTCCTCGAATCCCAAGACTACATCGGCAAGGTGATTCACGGGGATGCGCCGAAATCCGAATACGTAGTCAACTTCTCCACGTTCCGGAATGGCGGGCTGATCTACGGCGTCAGCCTCATGGAGCTTCAGAGCGATTGGGTTAATGCCAATGCGGAGTCGGAACCTTGGTTGAAGGTCGCGCCGTCGGCCAAATCCCGAGGCCGCATCGTTTGTCATCGCAGCCCGCGATACCACAATCCTTACTTCCGCTGGGATGAGATCGGCGAGAAGTTCGGCACACAACTTCTCTTTGTCGGTCTACCGCACGAAGTCGAGGAACTGCGACGGGTCAGCAAGGTTCATGCGGAGTATGCGATCACCAATGACTACCTCGAACTCGCCCGGCTGATCGCGGGCGCGGATCTTTTCATCGGCAACCAATCTTCGCCGATGGGCTTGGCGATCGGTCTGGGAGTGCCGTTTATCCAAGAGACATGTCTCTGGACGCCCGACTGCCTCTACCCGCGCAAGAATGGTTTCTACTCCTACGATGGAGGAATCCCGAGCTTGGATATCCCTGAGTTTATCCCACCACCGGATGTCGACCGCAACGTCCTACCTCCGGGCGGCTGGCAAGTGATCTCACGGAGAACGGGCGAGCGGGTCACCTTCAAGTCACATCGTTTAGCGACTAAGCACCTTAAAGGTTACGACCGCTACCTCAACGATGAATCCGCCGCCCAAGAGGTCGATCGACAGAATGCGGTGCGCGTCCCGCATCTCGTCCGGCGCGACAGCGCATTCCAAATCTTCGGCAAGGTTAAGCCGCTCGTTGAGGCGGTCTCTAAATGAACGACGCCTGTAAAACCGGAGACATCTCCGAGTCGATCTTCGCCACCCAAGCTCTCCGCCGGGGCTGGTGGGTTTACACGTCCAATGGTCATGCGCGGCCGGCGGATGCGATCGTGGTCCGACCGCCAATGCGTCCGGTCTCCATTCAGATCAAGACTGCCTCGATCTATGCCGATCGTGACAATACTTACGGCGTGATGGTCTGCCGCGGGAGAGGTCCAGTCAAAGTGTCCTATCTCAAAGGCGACTTCGATATCTTGGCCGCGTGGTTACCGGACGTGGAGAAGTTTGTCTTCTGGCGGTTTGACGAGATCGCCGAGCGGAAGAAAATTAACTATTCGCCGCGGCTGCATCGTCAGCCGGACAACTGGGATTTGTTGGAGACCCCATTTGCAGATATAATAACCCCACAACCATGCTGCTAGTCCTTCCTGTGTCCAAGGCCGACCTGAAGCTCGCCACCGCTCTGGCTGGCCATCTTGAGCTATTGGGCGGCTTGTCGCGCCACAAGCTCTTGGTCGTCGGCACGCTCCAGACCAAGGATGAAGCGGCGGCTTTGAAAGAGAGACTGGCCCCGCTCTTTGCTTCGGCCGACCTCTTTGTTCCGGATTCCGAGTGCGAACTCGGCTGGCCCCAGAGTGCCAACCATCTCTGGGCGCGGACGGTGCGTCATCTTCAGCACAGCGGGAACAAGGACATCTGGTATTGGTTCGAAGCTGACAATACGCCGATTCGGGAAGATTGGCTCGACGCCATCGAGACCGAATACAATCAAGCCCAGAAGCCCTTTCTGGGAGCCGTCCAGCCGACCCGAATGCTCGACCGCAAGTCGGGCGAATTCGTCAAAGTCGACGGCGAGCATGTTATCGGGACGTGCGTTTATCCGGCTGATTTCCATAACCGCTCACTCCTATGGAGCTATGTCCGGATCGACGACGGCCCAAATGTCGAACCCTTCGACGTTTACCTCCGCCACGAGATGCGTCCGAACACGGCAGTTTCCCAACTCATTCACAACAACTGGCGGACAAAGAACTACGAGATCGGACCGAAGGGCGAGATCTACTGCGATCCGATCGACGACCTCTCGGTCTACGGTCCTGTGCCCGCCGATGCCGCCGTGGTTCACGGATGTAAAGACGGTTCGCTCATAGAAGCCCTGCAAAAATGACAAATTCCGAACTAGCCCCCCTCGAACTTCTCGGCCTTGAAGAGAACGGCCGCGCTCCCAAAATGCGCGTCGACAACGTAAACAGCGCCCGCTCGATCTACAAAGCGATCAAAGACAGCGACCAAGGCTCTAGCAAAAACCGCGCCCTGGTTGACGCCATGTTCAATGGTGCCGCCCCTTTCAACCAGCAAGACTTGATCGAGATGGGCCAAGGCGAGCGAACGAACCTCGACTTCGGTGAAGCTGCCGCCCTGAAAGAGCAAGCCCTCGCCGGATACTACGACCTCACCTCGTCCGTCGATGTCTTGGCCCGCATCTCGATCGACTTCGGTTCCCCCGAGCAGAAGGTCGAGTGGGAGCGCATCCTCGCCGAAGAATTCACGCGGACCCTCAAAGAGTGGCAGGAATTCGAGTTCAATCACCAAATGCTTGCCGACCAGTTCGTCTCGCATGGCGTCGGGGTTTGTTATTTTGAGGACGAGGTTGATTGGCGTTGGCGTGTGGCCGGGCTCTCCGAGTTCCGGTTGCCACGTGGAACACGCGCCTCCGAATGGGAGATCGAGGTCGCCACGGTTGATCGCGAATACCAAGCCCACCAGCTTTACAAATTCATCGAAGACCCCGCCGTGGCCAAAGACCTCGGGTGGAACGTCAAGATGGTGAAACAGGCGTTGATCCGCGCTTGCCGCGACAGTTCGTTCCAAGAGGCCGGTGAGTGGGAGAAGCTCGAAGTCGAACTCAAGAATAACGACCTCCTCTACGGCAACAGCCGCGGGAAGAAAGTCCATGTCGTTCACATGTGGGTGCGCGAGTTCGACAAGAAAGTCAGCCACCTCATCTTCCTTAAAGATCCGATCGGATCCGACGAGAACGCCAAAGAAGAGGACTTCCTCTTCAAGAAGCCCAACCGCTTCGACGCTCCGACAAACTGTTTTGTTACTTTTTGTTATGGTGTCGGCAACGGGACGTATCACGGCATCCGCGGGCTTGGATACAAGGTGTATCCACACATCCAGCTTTTGAATCGCCTCCGCTGCGGCATGGTCGACGGGGCTTTGCTATCGAGCGCGTTGATCGTCCAGCCCGGCGACAACGGCTCCCGTGCCCTCGAAGATCTGACCCTTTCTTACTACGGCCCCTACGCGCTGTTCCCCCCGGGGCTGAAGATCGTCGACAAGGCGATCCCGAACTACCAGCAGAACCTCATCCCAGTCCTCAATGATCTGACGATGAATATGCAGAACCGCACCGTCGGCTATCAGTCACGGGCGGTCACGCCGGATGGTCAGTCGAGGACGGCTTACGAGGTTCGCGCCCAGTTGCAGCAGGAAGCGGTGCTCGGTGCAGCGGCGATCAATTTATTTTACCATCCTTGGAAACGTCTTCTTCGTGAAGCATACAG